CACCAGTTAAGCCTGATAGCAAACTCATAACATCTGGGGCTCCACCCATTCCTGGAGGAAGAGCGCCTCCTGCCGATGCGCCGGGAGCAGGGGACGGTTGCTCAACCATTGGGGCACCAGCAGGAGGAACCTGTTGTTCAGGCATAAAGATTTCCTCAATCGCATCTTCGATTGCTTGTCCTTTTTGTCGAGCTTTAATAACCTGTGCAATCTTAGCAACAATCTCACTAGCGTCTCCGCCTTGAGCTGCTATAGTTGGAATAGCCTGTGTATACTGTTGTAGAGATGTAAGAAGTGCTTGACGCATATCTTCAATCTCAATCTTTTCAACTTCTTGGCTAACGTTTACGCTAAATGGTAATTCACGCATAGCCATATCTTTAGAGATAAGTTTACCACCAAGAGCTTGTAACATAAAGATAAGACCTTGTGCAGGGTTTAAACCTGCAAGCATACCATAACGCACATCAGCGCTATAGTCACCTTTAATGTCTTTCTTAGGATTGTAAGTGATTTCATATGGAGCACCGGCGTCGACACCACGAATTGTCTTCTCTGCTGGGAAAATCTTTTCATCAACTTCAAAACAAATCTGGATTACATCACGGAGGGCGCTGGCAAAGATTGCCTGTGCGGATTTGACCTGGGTATCGAATGCACCCATGAGAGCCTGAACGCCCTGACCCGTGACAATCGATGCGTTGACGTTACCTGTACGGCTCTCTGGATAGCGAGCTCCAACGCGTAGTTCTTGATTAAGAAGTGTTTGTTCTGTAAATGCACCTTGTGGTAGAGTAAGTTCTACGCGGCGTACACCAGCTGGATTGGATGTGCGGATAACCGCATCTCCACCGAGCTGTAGCTCCTGTACATCTTGTGGAAGTACGATTGGAGACTGTACAGATTTTTCTGCAGCTTCCATAGCAAGAAGTGCAAAGCGGTTGCGAAGCAACTGAATACCTAAGATATCATCAAACTGTCCACGCAGTTCTCCATCGATAGATGGCTTACGTGCTACAATAATCATCATCTTGCCAAGAGGATTCTTAGCTTGCGACAAGACAAGGTTTGATTTATCTGGTAAGTAAATTACTGATTGGTCTTTGTCATAATAGCGAACCATCTCAATGAGAGAGTTCAAGTCTTGCTTATATCCAAGTCCTCCGAGGAGCGCACGCTCATACTCAGGGAATTGTGCAACAAGTTCGCCTAGGGTCATTTGATAACGTTTTGCAAATGCAACGCAACGACCATAACGGTCGAACTCTGGGTAAGCACCCACTGGGTTTTCTAGGCGAATACGAGGTAGTTCTGCTTCGGAGTCAAGCTCTACGATAAATGGCAAGAATCCATATGTTATGTACCAGTCCGCTCCCGAGTACATCTGAACGGCCAAGTCAGAATGAGCAAAGTAATTGCTAGCAATGCGAGTACGCTTGTCAGCAAAAGCACGAGCACGGTCGCTCGTTTGGTTTGCTGCCGAGCAGTTGACTGCAGGCAGAGGCGCCATAACTTCAGATAAGTCTCTAGCAACAATGTCAATAAAATTTGCAACGACATTGGCATCTACTCCATCTGGAAAGAAGTCAGGATATACTTGGGCAATCTGACCCTTACGGACAGAAAGGACGTCCTGGTTACGTGCGTCCCTATCTGAGTTACGAAAGCGCAACGAGTCAACTCGTGCTGCAATCTGTTCAATAGATAACATTTAGTTCCTATCCGTATGTCTGTTGCCATTGTTCTGCAATGGCTTCGTCTAAGTTAATTGAGAATCGTCTCTCTGTTTGTGCTCTAGTAGCCCAACGGTTTTGCATCCATCTGGCTGACTGTGAGTTCTGTTGCATCAACTCGCGTACACGAATGATGGCAAACCAAAGAGCCATGACACAGTCGGTTGCATTCTTTGTTTCAGGTTTCCAAGTAATCAACTGCTGCACAAGAGCTTTGAGCCCTTCGCTTCCTTCGTTAGAAGGCAACTCTATCGAGTTGTTGTCTTGGAATCTTCCATCTCTAAGGCTACCAAAAAGACTTGCCATAGAAGCCACACCGAAGCTAGTATCCCACTTATTCTTACCAGTAAAGTGAGAATTGAGTTGACACCCATACATTGAAAGCCATCCACGCAAGTCATCGTCGAGCGCGTATGCTTTCTGGTGTGCATTGATTTCAATTCGTAGTTCCTGCGGTTTATATCTTTGAACCCAATCTTCAATCAGGTTCCTAATCTTCATAGGTGTTGGGTCAGTCATATTGACTGCATCCAAAACATAAATCATACTATCACTGCGGTTATAGGTCAAGACCACCGCTGCCGTGTTACCCGTCATCGCAGGGTCAAGACCAATAACCGTATAAGCAGACTCTACGTGTTTAGGGTGCCCAGGCGCTCCCGGTTTAAGCGGTCCGCGCTTTCGCATACCGTTGACACATCCTGCAACTGCTGCTGGCGCGAATATAGCGTCTTCGACAACATCTTCTTGTTGGTAGACCATCGCCCATACGGAAGGTGCCACTTCACTGCGGCGAGTAAAAAGCGAAGGGCCGTCCCACTTCGGGTAAAGTCCTTCGGCGTTAGCCTCATCCTTATCGCCTTCAGGCCTGTCCGTCCACGGCCAAAGCGTTTTCCATCCTTGCGGTTTCTCATCAAACTCCAGTACGGCAGGTTGGGCAAAGTAGGTAAATGGAGATTTACCACCAGTCCATTGTTGACCGTCCCGAATCATTTTATATAAAT